GCTGGAAGCTCTCCCAGGAGGGTTAGAAAGTTCGGATAACGCGCTGTCTGGTGTACCAACAGTGTTACATCCGAACTTTCGGGTTACGATATATCGAATCGCAATCTGAAAAAACGGATAAAAAAAGAACCTGGCAGATACTTCCGCCAGGTCTTTTCTATATGTTTATTATTTTTCATCCAGTTCCTGCTTGTTCTCTTCTTTGCTGTCCTGGCCGTCGCCTTTCTGCCGCATAATCTCCAGCAGGTTGATCAGTACCTTCGGTACCGGCACGCCCATGCTGGCCACGTTCTCCAATATTGACAGGCCCTCAGAAGCGATAAACCACAGGCAGGTCGCTCCCATCACTGCTTCCACGGTAATTCCTGCGCCCTTGCTGACCGCAATGTCCAGAAGGTTTGCCAGCAGCACAACCAGCAGGATCACGCCTTTCTTCAGCAGGCCCTTCCAGGCTTCATGGCTGGCAAGGTAGCCGGTCTCGGTCTTTTTGCTCTTTCCCATCGCCCCGCAGATCAGACCGGTGACATAGTCGATACTCATCACGCCGATCAGGATGTAAACCAGCGGAGGCATTGTGGTGAAGAATGAGGCAATGGCCCCGCCGATCGCTGACAGAAATTCAATCACTTTTTTCCACATCGTTTTTTTCCTTCTCCCTCTTTTGATGTTCTTGATATCGCGGGCACCATATACAAACCTGCCGGAGCTTCCGTCCGCTGGCGCCCCGGCAGGTGTCCGCCTGGTCGTATGTCATGCACCAGGCAAGTTCAGTCTTTACTTTTTCAATGTGGATCACCGCCTTTTGTATTTGTGTTAATCTCCTGTATTTCCACTTTTTTACGTGTGTCTATTAAACAGTGATTACAGTAACAACCCATCTTTCCACCTGTCCGTTTCCTGTTGCTGTGATTACAGCAACCCCTTCGGAAACAGCAGTTACAGTTCCGTTGTTTACAGTTGCAACACTTGTATCAGATGATTCCCACGACGGTGTTGTTATAATGCTGCTTGTAAAGTTAATCGTTCCATTTGGTTCTATATAATTTTTTGCAAGATGTGTCTTTTCAATCAGATCATCGTTTTTTGTCACATACCAGATGTCATTTTCTCCATCATTCCATCCAGGAATATTTGCAGGATCAACATATGTTATTTTACCTTTGAACACTTCTTTCGGAGCATTTACCGCTTTAAATTTGTATATTCCTTCACCATAATTACTTCCTTCGAATAAAGGAATACCATTGAAATCGACAACATCAGCGCTCGCCCCTGTTTTCTGATAAATGTTAAAGTGATCATAACCTTCAGAACAATAGGCCGAATGGAGCTTTATCGTGCTATCATCTTCTGTTATGATGAAATGTGTTGCAAAATTGGCAAAATCATTAACTGTATAATCAAGCGTTTCACCAACTTCAATTTCAATCTCTGCGCTTGGTTTTACAATGATTCTTTCTAATGTTATTACGCATTCTTTTGCCCTATTTGTGTGTATAGGCATCAACATCATCCCCTGCTGAACGCTGTATTCATTCAGAGGATCAATATTGTCATCAGTTGTAATAAAGTTACGCAGACCGGTGCTTGTCACACTTGAATTATTGTTATTTTCGTAATAGTATTTCAACTTTCTTGATTGAGATATGTCTATGCAATCAAGGAATATTCTATCTGCTGTGAAATACTTATTACATAAAGATGCTCCAATAAACTTCAATAACAAACCTTTATCTGATCCAGCTTCTGCCGTCCTCCGTTTCATTATTAATTCTATGTCACGGAAATTCATAAATTCATTATGAGTCGAATGATCAAGAAGAATACCTGCAAAGCAGTCGCTTTCTATTGAAAAACCGTACATCTTGTTAAAACCAGAATCTTTTATACTTATTGCCCAGCCTCCACTGGTTATAAGTTTTCCACCATAAAACTTGTTTTCTCCATAACCTCCTATAATTGTAATTGCATTTGCCGATGTACTTTTTAAAAGCACAACTCTAAACACATTGTAATATATTCCTCTGTCTGTTGGTCCTTCAATCTTTAATGCTTCCTTGTTTGTTACATATACCCATCCAATCTCAAAAGTATTAAATTCAGTTGCATCTGTAGAAGGAACTGTTACATATATTCCACCACCTGTTTGATTGTACAATGATGTTATTTTTATAAATGATCTTATACCGCTATATTTGATAACAAAATCGTCAAAATTAGCAGTTAATGCTCTGATATATATTTCAGATGTAGATCCATTGATAACGATTGAACTCGTCACTTTATATCTCTTATAAGCATACATAGGCACTTTATTTTCTAATGCGTATGCTATTGCGCTATTGATTGCGTTTGTATCATCAGCAGACCCGTCACCAACAGCGCCAAACATTTCCGGTGTGCTGAACATCAGTTTGCTATTGACTTCCGGGATAACACTATTCAATGCTTCTTTGTTTTTGAATGCGATTTTAGAAATTTCTGATAATCCTGTGTTGATATTATGGCTATAGTATGCAAGTGCAATATTCCCCATATTGCACGTAATATAGTTTGTCCCTTCCAACAGTATTACATTGTCACCTGTGAGGTTGTACTCAATCGGATTTTTCAATTCATAAACAACATCAAACTCATAGGATGTCCCATCATTCGGAAGGAAAAAATAACATCGTGAACCGTTCCATCCTTCTGCGTCAACATAGAAATGCACTGAGTCTGTATTATATTCAGAAAGATATTTCAGTTTGTTGCTCTTTGAATTATGCCTTGTGCTATCTTTCGCTGCTGGCTGCATCCATACAGAATACCGTCTTGTGTTTGTAAGTGGCGTTCCACCGGCAGGATCAGAGACAAAATGATGTTTCCTGTGTGTTAATACCAGTTTTTTGTTAACAATGTCAACAGTTCCACCGTATGCAGTTCCATTGTCACCAACAGATGCACTAAATGGGATCGTGTAGTTTTTCCCTTCCTGCGGGTCATCAGTTCCTGACACATTGACAATGCAAGAAGAGTAACCGACAAAATTACGCACATTATCAAGCGCAGATTCTCCAGAACCTTCCTGCGTGTAGATGAATGATGTTTCACCTGATGCTATAGGGAGCATCATAGCATCTGTGATTATCTGAACACTTGCTGCCTGTTTGCTTGTTGGTTCGATTTTTTTAAAAATTTGAGAATCTATTTCCTGTAAAGCATTCTCAACGTCAGTAACATCATCCTGCAGATCGTCCAGGATCCCGGCCACGTCAGCAGCCAGCTTCGCTTCGGTGATGGATCCATCTTCCACTGTTGTGGTTGCTTCCGGGTGATCGTCCAGCCAGTCCTGTACTGCCTGCTCAATCACTGCCGGGTCGGTTTTCGGAGCGAGCCCTTTGATCAGGGCGACAACTGTGCCCATATCCATTATGCTTCACCGCCTTCGCTTGTTCCCGGCAGGATCCAGTCTTCAGACTCTTCGTCGTAGAAGTAGGTATCGCCGGTGTCGATTTCGATAAACAGGTTGCCGGTGCGCTGAGTCACCTGGTCGTCGTCACCCGGCTTGTTATCGGTGGACTTACCCACATATGCGCGGAAAAACTGTCCGGGCATGACTTCCTCGATGTCGATCAGCCTCACGTTGTTCGTCGCTCCGTTTGCCATTGTCTTTTTCTCCTTTCTTATTAACCGGCGGTGATTTCGCCGCCGTACATCCTAACCAGTTCCTCCGCCTGTGTTTTCGTCAGGCCGGTGTTGATGATCACGCCATAGATCGGCAGATCTGTGCCGATCTGCAGGAATTTGGTCATCATGTACCCGCTGCGGCCGTTCCATATGATGCCGCTCCATGTGTCTCCGGGCTCTGTCAGCACGACCTCGCTGCCGATCGGCACGTCCCAGTATGTCCGGCACAGCGTGCTGGGTTTGGCCCTCATTTTGACTGTTTTTCCGCTCTCCGCGCATACGGTCGCCCAGACGGCCGGGAACTCTTCTTCCTCCGCCTGCTTGACCCATGGCAGCGTATCAAAATGACTCCAGCCTTTTATGCTGGAGTCAATCTTCGCCGTCGGACTGGTCATGTGCGTGATCCGGATCGGGTTCACCTGGGTCACGGTGCCGATGTGGGTGAAGTTCGTTTCTCCCCACTTCTCGCTGTAGTCGTTCCCGCCCTTCCGGTACTGTGCCGGCAGCTCCATGCCCTGGTAGTCCTTGTCCTTCGTCTTCATGACGATGTCTCCCAGGCGGAGCTGGCTTTCCTTCTTCAGCGGCTGCAGTGTCTTCAGCGTATGCCTGGCGGCGTAATTCGTGCCGTTCATGCCGCTTACGCCTTCCACGCCTTCCCGCTTCAGCGCTCCCCGCACCATGCCGATGCAGTCGCATGTACCTTCGGATCCGTCCCCGCCGGTCCGGTACGTCGGCTGCTCGATGTATATGGAGTTGATCCCCTCCACATACTTCTCCGGTGTAATCTGCTTCATGTCTTCACCTCCGTCAGCCGTTTCGCCGCAGGCTTACGCTGATCATCCCGCCATGCTCCGCTGTGATGCTGCTCACGGTGGTGTAATCGGTGTACTGGGTTTCGTTATCTCCCGCGGCGTAGATGATCCGGCCGATTCTTTCCGGGTTGGCCATCAGCATCATGATCTGCAGCATGCTCATGCCGTTGTTGATGTACAGAAAAAGGTAATCAATCGTTTCTGCCGCGTAGCTGTCTTCCAGCACCGTGCCGTCATTCAGGATCAGCTGCTGCATTCTGCTGTGCCTCCTTTGCTTTCCGCTCTTCCCTGTCGATGGCTTCCACGCAGGCCACCAGGTCTTCTTCCAGCTTCGCAAAGATCGGGAAGAACTTCTTTGCCTCATCCATGGTGAAGTTCATCCCTCTCAGCATGATGGCGTCCTCCGCCAGCACTTCCTTCACGCTCCTGTCCTTCGGCTGCTCCGGTACCATTTCCATGATGTTCTCCTGGGTGTTGGTCTTTTTGCTGGTGTTCTGGTTTTTCATTTTCTTCCACTCCTTTCATTTACCAGTGCATTGAATAACTGCGTCCCGTGCTAAATGGGACGCTTTGAGTCGCTGAATACTGAACGCTGAAACGGCAAGTTTTTACACCGCTTGACCCTGTTGTGATCTCATAGCAGTACAGTGACGCGCTGTGCGAATAGCTCGGTCCGGTTGCCGGCACGTGCCACGTTGCACCCGTCCTTTGCCCTGATTGTCCGTTCGGCATTGTTTTTACCAGCTCGATATAGCTGTTTGCTGCAAGCTCTCCCTGATGGTTTGATCCTGCGCCATCTGCATAAACAAACCATGCACCAGGAACCCACCAGTAACCGCCCCGCCAGTTGTTTACCGAGTTGCCGTTAATGTCGTTTGTGACGGTTTTTACGTAGCTGTCCGTCTGAAGCACGCCCTGATAGCTTGATAGGCTTCCGTAAGCAAGCCAGGCGTTCTTATTCGCGTTCCAGCCCGCCGCGTATCTTCCGGTCGCGTCTACCGTCACCTGCGCCCGGATAGTCCCGCTTGCAGAACCTTCGCGCAGGTATACCGTTTTTACGCTGTCGTTTGTTCCTCCCCAGGACCCCTGCGTCAGATACAGGCCGATGCTTGTGGTCAGGTTTGCCGCGGCTCCGCTGGTGTTTGTTCTTCCGGTTGTGCTTACACTGACAGACCTGCTTGATGCTGTACTTGCTGATCCGTCCCAGTTCGCGCCCGTGATCCCGACCGCCGCCTTGCCTGCGTTCAATGCGGTTGTCACCAGGCTGGAAGCGTCAACCTCCACCTGTGCGTATGTCGTGCCGCTGGTGGACCCCGCCCGCATCCGTACGGTCTTCTTGTTGCTGCTCCAGTTGTCCTGTGTCAGGTACAGCGCCACGCTCTTGGACAGGTTTTCTGTCGTTCCGCTGCTGTTCGTCCGTCCGCTTGTGCTTACTGTCACCGTCCGGCTGGTTACCGCGCCGCTGGCGCTGTTCCAGGTCGGGTCGTTCAGTGTGACACTCGCCCTCCCGGCATAACCGGCACTGGTCACCAGGCTGGAAGCGTCAACCTCCACCTGTGCGTATGTCGTGCCGCTTGTTGATCCGGTCCGCATCCGTACGGTCTTCTTGTTGCTGCTCCAGGCGTCCTGTGTCAGGTACAACGCCACGCTCTTGGACAGGTTGTCCGTCACTCCGCTGGCGTTTTTCCGCCCGCTTGTGCTTACGGTCACCGTCCGGCTTGTCACCGCGCCGCTGGCGCTGTTCCAGGTCGGGTCATTCAGCGTGACTGCCGCCCGCCCGGCGTTGTTTTCCGCCGTCAGCTCGCTGGCAATGTTCACCGTAATATTGCCTACGCTGACCGTTGTTTCTCCGTCGTCGTATGTGGCCTTCAGCGGCAGCGTTAAGGTTGTTCCGCTGATGGATTTGTCGCTGGCCGGGATGGCGGAAACAATCGTCGTATACCGGCTTACGCCCTGCGGGCTCGCGTTGGCTGTCAGCTTCCGGCTGCCGTTCCACTGCATGCTCAGCGTTGTGGGCTCCACGGTGCTCTGCGGCACGTCGATTTCGATGTCGCCGAATCCTATATACCCGCTGTCCGCGGAGTACAGGCCGTTCGCCGTGATCTTGTTTGTGCCCGTCTTGTCCTGCAGGAAGTTCGCCACGTCCATCGTCACATTGCCGACGTTGACGGTCGTTTCTCCGTCGTCTATGGTGGCCTTCAGTGCAATGGTTGCCAGCGTGCCGTCCCAGGATACGTTGGCGTTCGGTATGGCGGACATAAGCGTTGTAAACCGGCTTACACCCTGCGGGCTTGCGCTAACTGTGAATTTTCTGCTGCCGTCCCACTCAGCGCTTAGTGTGGCGGCCCGGCTAAAAGAATCTACATCCTCCCAGTCAGAATCGTTGAAATCCTTTTTTTGAAGTGTGTATGTATTTCCGTTTCTTTGTATCCGCAGTTCTTTGATTGCGTTTGCCACATTTCCGCTCAAATCCGTCGGATCATTACCAAGGTATAATGTCGATCCTACCCTGACCGAGCCGCTGAAAGACGCGCTCATTCCATGCAATACAGAAAGCGTTGCAAGTTTTGAGTCGATGTATTGCGCCGTGATCGTGTTGGCTATCGTCTGGCCCAGCAGGTAGATCTTGTTCGCGCTGATGGTCGCGTTGCTGTCGCCGCTTTCATTGATTGCCAGGCAGATGCTCGCCGCCGTGACCTCTCCGTCAGCGCCCACAGCAGTGACAACCTGTTTGATCTTCCCGGCTTCCACGCTGATCTGACCGCCCAGGCTGCTTTCCGCGCCTGTTGCCCTTGTAACCTCCGCCGTGATGGCGGTTTCGTTTGCGGTGATGGCGCTCTGTGCCGTAACCAGTCCGCCTTCTGTCGCCGTCACCCGGCCGCTGATGCCGTTCTGGTCCACGCCCAGGTAAGCCACTCTCGACCAGTCCACCGGGTTGTCCCCGTCCTTGCCGATGAATGCCTCCGCCAGCAAGCCTACATGGTCATTTTCGTCAATGATCCATGCGTGCTTCTCTTCGTCGTCCTTCGCGCTTGCCCGGCTGCTTCTGCCTCCGCTTGTCTGCATCTGCCGGAGGATCCGCGACACGTCCTGCTTGTTGTTGGCCATGGTCACGGTGATGTCTTCCGGATCCGCTATTTTATCCCGCCAGCGGATTTTTGTGATCCTTTCGGTGATCACTATGCCGCGCCGCGGGATCGGTACCTGGCATCTGACGCCGATCTTCAGGTCGTCGATCGCCAGGCCGGTATAGCTGCTCACGTTCCTGCCTGTCGCCGTGATGGTAACCAGCGGCTCGCAGTGGTTGTTCAGGTAATCCTCCGCCCACCGCTGCAGCAGCGTAACGTCCTTTATGCTGTTGTCTGTGATCGTTTTGTCTTTCCGGCCGAAAACGCCTTCGTTTTTGCTCACGAAGTCCCCGGGAATGTGCTTGTTGTTATAGCCGATCGGGTACACCCGCGTGTACATCGGTCCCCGGTCCGTGTTCCGGCTGATTGCTCTCAGGTTCCGCCCTTCCCGCATCTCGCACAGTACCGCGCTGGATTTTTCCACAATGCTGATCTTGAAAGGGTATACTGTGGTGTTCAGCACCCAGCAGCTGTCCGGCAGGCTTCCGCTGATGATCTCCAGCGCGTCAAACAGGTTTTCCCCGTTGAATGAGTACGGTGCGGTGAAGTTGTAGCCGAACTGATCCAGCACCCAGTCGCTCTGCCTGCCCAGTACATACTGTGCCGCTGCCTGTGCGCTTACGCCGCTGGCCGTTCCGCCCATGTCCTGCGGTCTGATTTCGCCGAACATGGTCTTTTCACCCAGCGTTTTGATCACGTGCTCCAGCTGGATGGTCCTCACAAACGTGAGCTCATCTTCCTGGATCCCTTTGACCTGCCATACCACGCCCGCGCCCGGCTCCATGTCGTCCTGCAGCCAGTCGCCTTCGTTCAGTCCCGGGTGCTTCGGTCCCAGCACCATTGTCGCGGATCCGTCCCGCTCCTGGATCTCCGGCGAAAAGCTGACGGGCCGGAAGGTCTGCAGCGCGTTCAGGCTGTGCCCGTCCAGCAGTATCATGTTATGCGTACCTCCCGTTGCAGCTGATGGTACCGGTTAATGTACCGCCTGCTGTGATGGTAACCGTTTTGTTTGTTCCGGCCTGTATGGTCAGGTCGTCGCTGCTCTCCGGCGCCCGCTTTTCCATGGCGTCCCGGTATTCGTTGCTCGTGTTTTTGATCTGGATCTGCACATATCCCCGTGCGTCGTGGCTGATGATCAGCTTTTCATTTGCCGCCAGGCCCAGGCTGGAAAACAGGAACTGGCTCCCGCCGGTCGCCTGTATCGTCATGCTGTTGATCGTGGATCCGGATCCGTTTGTCAGCTCCATGTTCAGCGGCGTGTCCGTGTTTCCCGGTACCGTGAATGTCTTCGCGTTGCTGTCGCCGGCCGCCAGCGTTTTGCTGGTGGCCGTGCTGTCCTGCCAGTACGGGATCGCGTAGGCCCGGAAGGTCAGCGTGTACTCGTTCGTCCACTCGGACGGGTCGCCGGGTGCCGGCTGCACAGCCTTCTCCACCCAGATCCTCCGCCCCGGCTTCTGTGTCGTGGTCAGCCACGCCGGCAGGTTGTTGGCCCAGGCCATCACCTTTTCCATGACCTCTTCCCGGTCGTCCATGTCGTCGTCATACAGCCGGATCCCGAAGCGTACGCTTACTTCCAGGCTCTCCCGCAGGCTTTCCACGTACCGGGTGCCGTTCCCGCCGGTCGGTGAAGTGATCTCCCTTTCCCGCGGCGCGGATGTGCTGACGCCTTTCACCATGATCCGGCTGTCCACACTGTCCAGCTGTACGCCGCCCAGGGCGGCTCTGTGCATCAGTATCATGTTTTCACATCCTTACATCATTGCTGCGATGTATTCGCTCACATACGGCGCCAGGATCCGCCCGGCGCTCTGTCCGTCAATCTCCACCCGGATCCTGCTTACGCCGTTCGCTACGGCCTTCTGCATTTTTTCCGGCAGGCTGTTGAAAGCCGTCAGGTTCTCGTTTGTGATGCCCTCTCCGGTGTTGCTGCCGTGCAGCCACCAGTTCGCCGGCAGGTCCAGTTCGTCCCGCAGCACATGGTCGTTCTGCAATATGTCGATCATGTCCATCAGCTTGTCCAGCATGTCCGTTTCATTGCTGAACAGCTCGTACAGGTGATCCTCCACATTTCCTGCCTTGTACAGTTCGCCCGTCCGGAGCAGGTCCCAGTATTCTTCCAGGCCGGCCCGCTGTTCGTCCGTCACGTCAAAGCCCACCAGCGTGCCCCGCGGTGTTTTCTTTGTCGGCAGGCTGAACTCTGTCGCTCCCAGCCCGGCTTCCTTCAGGTCTTCATCCCTTACGCCGAACAGCGCGTGCAGCGCGTTCTTTGTCGTCTCCGGATCTGCCGTCAGGTTGGCCACCTGCTCCAGCGGTGTTCCGTTCATGCCCTCCAGGGCCTTTTCCGCTTCCGTCCGCTTGTCGTACTTCTCCGGGTGTAGCAGTGCGTCCACAACCGGCAGCCCCACCAGTGCGCCCGCCAGTATGCCCGGCAGGTTCGTTTTCAGTACTGCCAGGAAGGAAGTCCCCGCGCTGGTGCCTACCGTCTCGCCTACCGCTCCCAGGCCGCCGGCGGATCCGCCGATCAGCTTGAAGAAACTCAGCGTCCGGATATTCGCCGCCAGCTCCGCAATCGTGCCTGCCATCTGCAGGCCCTTGCCCGCGATCCAGAAGGCCGCCAGAATCTCCAGCGCGGTTACCACGTGGCTCATGTTGTCTTCCGTGAACCACTCCAGCGCGTCCGCCAGGCCGCCCATCAGCTTCCCGATTGTCTGCACCGTCGGGTCTTCGCTGCCCTTCATGTCCTCCGCGATCTGGTCGATCAGGGCGATGCCGTCTTCGATGGCTTTCTTTACCCGCGTAAACATTGCGGTGATATTTTCCTCGATCTGGCCGATGGCTTCTTCCCGCTCCTGGTCATTTTCCGCGTTGAAGTAGGCCAGGAAGCCGTCCAGAATGCCTTGCGCGTTGCTTGTCAGGTCTATTGCTATATTTCCAAAGATGCCCCATGTCATCATGTCCTTCAGACTCTTCCAGCTTGCTTTGAGTTTGTTAAGCATATCGTAGTAGTCTGAAGCTTTGTGCAGCTGTTCGTCCGTCAGGCCGAATCCGCCCTTTTCCACGTCAAACTTGTCCAGGTTGTCCAGCACTGTCTGCCAGTCGTTCAGCAGGTCAAAGGCTTTCGTCGCCTGCTTCCCGCCGAAGATCTCAAAGCCCGCGGCGTTCCGCTGTTCTGTGGTCATCTTGCTCATGGCGTCCATCACGGCCATGGCATATTCCCACTGGTCTTTATAATTTGCACCGCTGACGCCGGTCAGCTCCGCGATCTTTTTTGCGTCCCCGGCGTTGATCTTGGTCACGATGCTGTTCAGGTCTTCCAGGTTGGCACTGGCCGCTTGCACTGCGCCGGCGTACTTCTGGATCGTGGTCACGTCCGTGTTCCAGAATCCCGCCAGGTCTACCAGCCCGTTGCTTCTCGCTGCCAGGTCCACCACGTCCGCCCATACGTCCGATATGGCCTGTTTAACTGTACTGACCATCCCGGTAAAGATACTTTCAATGGTGTCGCTGATGCTCCCGCCGATGTCCGCCAGGCTGCCGATGGCGTCCGCCGCGCTCTTGCTGGCCACGGTCGCCATGTTGGCGTCCGTCTGCATGGCCTTGAAGCCGTCGCCTACGCCTTCCAGGTCGTTTCTCATGTTGGCCAGGGTGGTGCGGGCGTTATTCAGCTTCTGTTCCCACTTGGCGATCTCTTCCTGGTTGTCTTTGTATTTATTTCTGACTTCGTCCAGCGTGTCTTTGTAGGTCTTGACGATTTTCTCCTGCTCCGCAATCTGCTTCTGCAGGCTCTTCATCTTGACCGCGTTTTTCTCCTGGGCGGTGGCATTCTTCCCCAGTTCAGCCGTTTCGGCTTTCAGTTCGCTCTTCAGGACTCTCAGTGTCCGGTATGCGTCATCAAGCGCTTTTTTATATTCTTTCTCTCCGTCAAGCTCTATTTTTTGCTTGACTTTGTTTTCATCTGCCGGCACGCTTGCTCGTCCCCTTTCCTGCTGGTTTCTTCGTTCCTCCGCCCATCAGGCCGTTGGTTTTTATGTCATAGTCAAAACGGATCTTGTACATATCGCGGATCCAGCCCGGCGTCAGCCGTCTTGCTTCCGATATGCTGATTCCGGCGATCAGCGCGTACCCGTAATACTCGCGGGCCCGCGTCGGTCGCCGGTTTATCCGTTTTTTGCTTCATACTCTTCTTTGATCGGGTTTTTCTTTTTATCGCTGGCCGGGCCTCCGTCCGCGGTTTCCGCCGCCATTCCCTGCGCCATGGCCGCCTTGATGGCGTTGCTGATCTCCAGCAGCTTGCTCACGCTTTCGTGCTTTGTGATCTCATCGCCGGTCACGTACTCCGGCAGGCCGTCCATGTTCCGCTGGCTGTTGGCCAGAATGGCAAACAGTTTCTTGACGACCGGCAGGATCTTTCCTCCGCCGGCCGGGCTCATGGCGCCGAATGCTTCCCGGATCCCGCCGAACTGCTCTTCCACCTGTTCAAAGGCGTACATGTCGAACCGCAGCCTGTACAGCTGGCCGTTGATCCTTACTTCCGGTTTCATGGTCATCAGCTTCTTTTCTTCTTCCCGCTGCGCTTCAATGATTTTTTTTACGTTATCCTGTTCCATGTTTTCCACTCCTTTTCTTATTGCACAAAATCACCCGGCGGAATTCCTCCGCCGGGTGCTGCTTTGTTGGTTAGGTGTTGCCTCAGGAGCCGCCGCCCTGGGACGTGGTCTGAATGCCTGCTTCAGCCTTCAGCCAGGCGATAGCGTCCGCTTCGGTGTCGAAGTTCTCGCTCACCTTCACGAAGATGGCCTTGCCGCCTTCTTCCTCCTTGATGCCCTCGGCCAGGCCGGTGACATTGTGGTGCTGGTAGCTGATGGAGTCGTTGCTGGTGCTTCCGCTGATGCTGTCCGGGCTGAATTTGCTCTTGTACACCCAGTACGCGCAGTAGGCGTCCGCTTCCGTCACAGGAGTCTCCTGCCAGAAGTAGAAGCCCACGCCGATGCTGTTCGGGTCCTGTTCGGTGATCAGGTAATCGTCCCCGTCCGCTTCCCAGTCGAACCAGTCCGCCTTCACTTCTTCCGGCAGGTCAGCCAGTTCCATGCCGACCGATGCGCCGGTCATCTTCTTCTTGTGCGCGATCCGGATACCGTCAGCGTAGTCGCTGCCTTCCGCGTACTCGAAGTTGACGTCCACGTTCACCGTCAGGTTCTCCAGCTGCTTGCCGCCGGTATAGACGACGGGGCTGTTGATACCGCCTGACGCATACTTGGCGTAGGTCAGTCCTTTCACGGTAATGATCATGTTATGTCCCTCCGTTTGCTTCGTTGATGATTTTCTGGTTTTCTGCTTCCATCGCGGCAGCCACCGCGCTCTGGCGTTTTCTCTTGTTCCCGGTGATAAACTTGTCGCCGGTCTTGGCGGTCTTATTCCCGCCGTATCCGTAGTTGATCACGAATGCCTTCTTGGCGTTGCTCACGCCCCGGCTGTCATCGCCCTGCGGATAAACTTCCATCCATCCGCCGTCCAGCGTTTCGTGATACTGTCCAGGTTTCACGCTCTGTTCCATATTGCCCGTTACAATATGGTGGTGTGTTTTCACGCTTTCTTTCGTGGAATCCACCAGGGCTTTCGCTCCGGCCTCCACCAGGCGTTTCACCGTTCCCCGGCTCAGTTTTGCCAGCTGTCTTTCGACGATTTCAAACCCGCTGATGGTTTGTTTAGCCATTGGCTGCCACTTCCCTTACGATCGGCCTGCGAACTCTCGCCGTCCAGATCCATCTCACCTTTTTGATGTCCTGGAGGTATTCCCGCGTCGGCATGGTGTATCGAACTTTCAGCTGATCCAGTACGTCCTGTACCCTGGTGATCCACTGATGGCTGTTCCCGCTCACGTACATCGTGATCGTCACGCTGTACGCCTGGGCGATCTTCACCCCGTCCGCGTAGTCGTTGGCCGTCTCTCCGGTCAGTTCCACCACTCCGTAGTTGCTCGGCGCTTTATCGTCCCAGGCGTCTTCCTGGAACTCAATGCCGCTGATCGTGTTCAGCGCGTCGATCATCTCCTGGATCTTGTCAACCGTCTGATTCTGACTCATTCCGGTCACTCCTTCCTACGATGATCTCCAGCCCGCCTGCCGGTTTTTCAAACGTGCGGATGATTTCGTACTCTTTCCCCTCGTAGATCAGGGAGCTTTCGCCTTTGTAATCCTCCGCCGCCGTCAGGTCGAACTGATATTCCGGTCTGAACCCGGCATTGTGTGCCTCGTAATATTCGCTCTGGCGCACCCGCTTCACCGTGCACAGGACCAGCCGCCTTGTTTTCGTGGTGGCTTCATGCACGCCGTGGGCCTTCCGGTTCTCGCTTACGAACCGGATCGCTGCAGCCTTGCTCATGTTCCTCCCGCCCCTTCGCCGAAGTTGGTGTACCCCGTCGTGTTGGCCAGCTTTTTCTTCTGTTTTTCGTAGCTTTCTTCGTAGCTTTCCTTGTCCACGCGTTCCAGGAAGGTCGCGTTTGCGCCGACGTAGGTCTTCATGGCCTGGATCACCAGCTTGTCCGTGATGTCGCTGTTGTCTTCTACCGTGTATGTCACTTCCCCGGTCTGCTGGTCTTCCGTTTCGGTTACGGTGATGTTTAATTCGCCTTCAATCACCACGCCGACGGTTTTCAGGTCAAGGTAAGCCGCTTCCAGCAGGTCCGCGAATTGCTGCGCGAACTCCAGATCGGTGACCCGGTAGTCCTTCATCACTTGCTTCAGCATGGATCCTCCCTCATTTCGTCAAAGATAAACCCGGGAGGCGGAGTGGATTGCCTCCCGGGCGGCGGTGTATCACAAAGCCTTTCGGCTTTATGATCAGGATGCGGTTACGGTGATGGTGTAGGTCGTGTCGACCTCGCCCTCGTAACCGTTCGTGACCTTCACGGTCACGGTGTTGGAGCCTTCGCTCCAGGTGAACTCATACTTGCCGTCGCTTCCCGCGGTGATCGCGGTGGATCCCAGCTTCACGGTCACTTCCGCGTTCGGGTCGGTGGTCGTGACGCTCAGCTTGTCCTTCGCGTTGGTGGTGGACGCCGTGTAGGTGTCCTCATCCGCTGCGAAGTCCGGGGTCAGTTCCAGCTCGCCCAGCGCCATGGCACTCAGGCTGCTCGGATACAGATCCTCCAGGATCTCGGCGATGATGTTCGCCTTCGTGGTTTCAGTCAGGGTAAGCCCATAATCGGCGGCGAGCTCCTTGAGCTGGGCAACCGTCAAGGCGGTCAGTTCCGATTCGGACAGGATGTCATCGTCCGGATTGTTATCTGCCGCGTCGCCGATTACTGAAAAGTTACGTCAACGAAGGACTTCGGATTTTCCAGACCTGCATCGAACAGGCTGTATCCCGCGATGGTCTCCACGAAGCTCTTCGGATGGATGGACCGCTGGATGAACAGCTCTTCGAAGTTGTTCGCCAGGATCTTGCTGGGAATACCGGCCAGCATCCGCTTGTCCGCCAGGTTGTCGTCTTCCTTCACGACATAGCCGTACATAACGCCCTTGGTGGTGGGATCCGCCTGCGGGCTGGGAATGAACGCCTTGTTGCCGGCGCCGTCGTTGATGCCGGCCAGGATGTTCCAGATGGTGTAGGCGTTGGCATAGACGACCTTCTGGCCCTTGCCCTTGACCAGAGCCAGCTTGGCGCGGATGTTCGCGTCGGTGGCTTCCACGCCGGTGGCCTTGTTGGCCGCGGCGATGCCGTAGGTGCTGTCAGCCAGCTGGGTCAGGATGCGGCCTTCCTTGGCCACACCGATGCGCTCGGCGATGTGGGTCACAACCCAGTCTTCGAAGGCGCTGATGCTCTGCCACTTCATCTTTCGGCTCATATCCAGGTGCTTCTTGATTTCCACACCGGACAGGGGCAGCAGGTCGAATTCGTCCTCTTCTTCATCGTTGGCTACGCCCTCGCTGGTAGCGGCAGCGTCTCCCTGCTCGATGCTTGTATGACGCGGCACGCCGAAGCCCTGCACCATGGCGCTCTTGGTCGCGTCATTGTACAGCGGGTAGTCGCTTTCCACCAGCTCGATGATCCGGTTCATGATCGCGGTGGGCACCACTTCGTCAGTGTTGGCGGTGGTGTGCATGAACGCCGTGCGCTCTTCCTGGGTCATTTCGCCGAACTGGGTCACCTTGATGCTTTCGGCCATATGCTTCAGCCAGGCGCTGCGGTATTCAGGGCTGTCCACGCCGGGGATGACCGTGCGCTGTTCCTGCGGAGCTGCGCTCACGGGTGCGGAAACGATCTGGCCGTTGGCCACGCTGTCCCGGCGCAGCTGCTCGCGGGCGGCGTCGGCCCGGCGCTCGTTCAGGATTTCGTCGATCATCTGGCGCTCTTCGGCCAGCTGTTCCAGTTCCTCCGCGCTGCGGCTTTCGGGATTGTCCGCGATGCCGCGCAGTTCCTCGACCCGCTGTTTCAGCTGGTCATTGCTCATTTTCTTCAGCTTTTCTTTCATGGGTTTTTTACCTCCTCATAATTGCGAGCGCTCTATCGCGGCGCTCCTTTTCTTTTTTGGCATTCCTGACCTCTTCCAGTTCGCGTCGCAGTGCGCTCTCCAGCGGATCCTCGACGCCCTCCGGCGCGTGATCGGCGCTCGCTGCCTGCAGTGTGGTCTGATCGTATGCCGGGAAGGCGACAGCCGAAACTTCAAAGACTTTGTCAATGTGGGTGATTCGTCTGATCGGTTTCGGTGTGTCCTCTTCTTCCCAGGCAGATTTATCCACCGTGAACATGAAGCTCATCCCGCTGATGTCTCCGCGTTTCACGGCTGAATACAGGGTTCTCGCGTCCTGGTTTTCTTCGGTGTCCAGGTCCACCCGGATGTCCATGCCCTCCGGAACGATCGTCAGTTGCATGGTGCTGTTTTCGTTGTTGTTCCGGCTTCTGGCCAGCGGCACCATCATGGTGTTGTGGCCGATCAGAAACTTGACGTCCTTCAGGTCGGTTTTGGAGTCCAGTGCCCCGGCGTCGATTATTTCCCTCCGCCATCCGTACTGGATCGTCTGGCCGTAAACGATCGGCCGGCCGGTGATAAACTTGCCGTGCTTTTCGTTTTCCTCCGCCCGGATCTCGAAGTTCATCGTCCGGATTTCTTTCTGGCTCATTCTTCCTCGCCTCCGTCTTCTTTCTTCTGGTCTTCCGGTTTGTCGTCCGGCCGTCCCTTGTCCACGAAGTAATACTCGCCGCGGATCGGCGCGTGCTGTCCTGCTCCTTCCGGCAGCGGTTCCATGTTGAACATCTGCCGGCCTTCGTCGATCATCATTGCGCCCCGGTCGCCCAGCTGCTGCCACATGTTCACCTTGTCGGTCACGCTCATATACTGCAGGCGGTTTGCCGTCAGCGTTGCTTTATTCCCGGCCATCATTTCCCGTTCCGAATAGATCATCCCGGTAAAACCGTCGCTCATTTTGATCTCAAAGGGTTCTATCTCTCCGTCAAAGAAGCTGGCCAGCTGGTCCGGCGTCGCCGTGTTCATGATCACTTCTTCGCTTGTTCCGAAGTACCGCCAGACGTTCCGCTCGATCAGCTTTTGCTCTTCCGCGTCAACGATTTTTTTTGCGGCTTCCAGCTGCTTGATGTCCTTCACGTTGTTGTTGAACAGCAGCAGGCCTCCGCCTTTCCCCGGCGCAAAGTGATGCAGGTCGAACCTTTTCCGCTCTTTTTCCAGATCTTCATCCTGCAGGAAACTTGTGGACTGTGCCATGAACCGGTAGCTGGCGGCTGACTTCACGCCTTCCTCGATGCCCTGTTCAAAGGTATTGATCAGTTCCATCGTGGAGTTCAGCGGCTCATTGCTTTCGCCGAAGAAGTCATTGTTCAGCTGATGCTTCCGCATGATCATGCAGCGGTTCAGCTCCATGGCCGTCTTTTTTCCCCGTAGCATGAAAACCAGGTACGGCACGCCGTTCGCCTGTTTGATTTCCGCTCCGCTCGGCACAACAGGCCAGAAGCCTTTTGTGTCTCCCAGTTCGTCCAGCAGCGGAATCACGATCAGGTTGTTCTGCGTCTCGTAGATGTTGTTGCATCTCTCCAGGAAATCCGGCCATGTGCTCCACGGGTTCGGCCTTGTCTTTACCGCGTTGTAAAGGCTCCGTTTTGCGCTGCCCTGCATATCAAACTTCAGCTTCATGATGTGCCTGGCTTTTGCGTAGATAGCCTCCCGCACCATCGCGCTTTCATACAGCTGCCCGCCCCAGCTGGTGAAGACCGGCGAATACGCCGTAAATGTCTCCAGGCTGGACAGCGGCACCTGCTGCGCCGGCGCTGCCTTCTTTCCGAAGATTCTTTCAAAAAGTCCCATCAGCTGCTCCCTCTTTCGTTCCGCAGAAGATATTCAATCTCGTTGTAGTGGTTCCGTCTCATACACATGGCGTCCAGCAGTGCGGCCATGCCGTCGATGTGTGCCGTGCTGGAAACCTTCACCAGCCTCCGCCTGTTTGTTTCGTCATACTTCAGCGCGCTGTCCATCATGTGGATCTTCATCAGGTTGTTGTCCTCTGCGCTTTTCAGTGTTCCGTCTTTTATCATGCCTTCCACGTCGATGATCACGCCGGTCAGGTTGCTTCCCTGGCTGACGCTTTCCATCCGGTGGCCCTCCGCCTCCATGTCCTGGATCAGGTAGGTTGCGCTGTAGCGGTCGTAGCCATTCCACTGCGGCAGGATCTCGTATTTCCTCATCAGTTCCCGGTAGAAGTTTTCCACGTCGTGATAGTCCACAACGTTCTCGCCGCTCAGGATCAGGTAACCTTGTTCCACGTACTTTTCGTACGGGATCCCGTCCCTCGCTGTCGCTTCTTCCAGCTTGTTCTTCGGCATGTAGAACCTTGTGAAAAACCAGATCGTGTCTCCCTTCTGGATGAATACGACCACCGCCGTCAGGTCTGTCGTCTGTGATAGGTCGATACCCGTCAGGCAATAGGTGTGTCGGAAGTCTTCCAGCGTCTTTCCGGTATCACTGAAGCACTTGTTCACGTCCTTGGCCGTGAGCCATGCAGCGCTGCTCGATTGCGGTTCGCAGCAGTATTTCGTGATGAACTCCCGCTTCTTGCTCAGGCTTTCGTGTGCTTTGTCGATCTCATCCAGGATGAACTTGACCTTCACCGTCACGCCCAGGCCCGGCAGGCTTTTCCGCAGTTCGTTGATGTCGTCCCACTTGTCCGGATTGTCGATCTTGTAGATGATCGGCAGCAGTTTCTTTTCCCGGCTGGTTCCGTTCAGCACGGCCGTCCCGCGCTTGAACATTTCATCGTACAGTCCTTCCCGCTCGTACCCTGCGGAGCTGATGGCCATTCCGAAAGGCTCCAACCTGGCGCCTGTGCCTGATGTCATGACCTCCCACTGCTTCAGGCCTTTGTCACCCACCCAGGCGGCGATCTCATCACCCACCCAGCTCATCGGGTTGAAACCATCTGACGTTTTTTCAGCAAAAGGCAGCTTCTGTATTGTCGTGTTTGTTTCCGCGATAAACAGTCCGTTGCTCTTTGTGCTTTTCGTCCGCTTCTTCAGATCCGGCTCATGGTCTACGTTGAACTTGAACGCGGAGTAGCACAGGTTGCTTTGCGCCAGCTTCGGTGCCAGAAAGTAGATTTCTGACCCATACTCTCCGCATCCGTAGGCGAAAAAATTTTCGACGCCCGCGGCAACAAGCGTCTTGCCCTGCTTTCTTCCCTCCACCCACAGGCATTCGTTAAACTGGCGAAGATCTTCGCCGTCCACAATGCCGAAGATGCAGCTGAGTGCCGCCCTCTGGAAAAGCTCCAGCTTGACGCGCTGCGGTGCCATGCTCCCCTTGTAGTGGTGTGCGAAGCGCTCAATGAAACGGATGGCCAGTGATGCCTTGCGCTGGTTGAAAAACCACGTCTTGTCCTCCAGCCCGTCCAGGATCATTTCATACAGCAGCCGGATCCATTTCCCGGCCACGATGCTTCCGTCCCTTATGCCCTGGTAGTATGCCAGGATGGCGTTTTCATCGTTCACGCCTGCCACCCCGTTACAGCCGGAACTCGCTCAGCGCGTCTTTTTCTTCCGGCTTTGCCTTTCCGCGCTTCACGATAATGTCGTTGATCAGTCCCAGCGTCCTGTTCGCGCTGTCCACATGCTTCGGGATCTCCTGGACCAGCGGATGCACGCAGACGTTAACCCGTCCCTTGACGTATTCCTTTTCCACCGTCATGCCGTCCTCCGCCAGCTGGTTCCTCATCGTGGCGATCAGTGCCGCCTGCTCCGCGTATGTCTTCGCTGCGGCCTTGTAGTCCTCTTCCTCCGCTACGCCGTACTGCTTCCCGAAGGCCAGCAGCTTCCGGTAAGTTGTTACCGCCTTAACAACCGCCATCAGATCTTCCGTCCTTTCTCTCCACTCCCGCCGGCACTCTCTCCGGCTGATCTGTCCTTCCTTCCTGCTCACCGGTTTTGCACACCGGTTTTTCTTGACTGCTTATCGGTATAGACGCCGGCGCGATCCGTACGGTCTGGCCGTCAGCCTCCGCCCTGCCGGTAATGCCTGCGCGGTCTTTTTCGGCGTGGTCGCCTCCGCCTCGGTCATCCGGTTCAGTAGCGCTTAATCGTCGCGCCGGCGTCGTTTGTCCGATCCCGTCTTTGGAAGTCTGTACATCAGGCCGTGGAAGTCTGTTCCTCCGCCTGTCCCTGCAAGCCTCCGTCCATCTCCCCGGAAGTCCGTCTGCTTTCCGGCCATCTCTCCCGAAGTCTGTATCGGCCCTGTTTAAGTCTTCAAAAGTTACATGAAAAAAACAGGTTTTCTGTTCTCGTAAAACCTGCTTTTCTACCATTAGGTTGCCCGATGAAATTTTCCAAAAACCTCGTGCGCGACCTCAGAGCTCTCTTCTCATC